TGGCTAACTGCTCCCGCCAATCGTCTGGCATATTCTCTGGACCGTCACGAATAATCTTCTTGACTTTGTTTGCTACCTCACCTGCTTCACCTGCCAATCCCAAAGCAGGGTAAAGTATTTTGTACTTGTCAGGATAGATAGCTGTACTTGATGCTGATCGTTGATATGAATTAAAATCAGACATGTTGTACTTCTCCTTTAGAAACTGCTCCGCTTCTTCCTTTAGTTTGTTCATACTCCTTCACCCGTTTTAACTGCTCGTAGTAGGCTTTGTTAAACCCACGTTCCCACTCCCTGTGTTGCATTGTATCTTCAGGGAATGGATTAACGACACGCCCCTGTCGAAAATCTTTATAGCCTTTCTCGTGTTGAAATTTTAACGGTGCATCATATTTGCCAAGGCCACGTTCTTTGCGAGTTAGTTGTTTTTTCATATGCATTCTCCTTATGCTACGTTGATTAGTTCTGCTTCTGTGTACGGAATGTGATAGAACAGTTCACCCTTTAGGATGTTACGTCCATGTGCCTCACGTAGACGATCATCTGTCAGGCTAGTATCCTTGATACGCCATGCTTGCTTCATATCTTTACGGAAGATGTAGAAGTTAAGCACCCCATTCTCCCCCTCATATTTTGCAAGTAACCGTCCCTTACGTTCAGGAATACGTATGTCCTTCCAGTGTGTAGGCCATTCCTCTTTCCATGCCAGTTTAACCTCTGCCTCATTGAAATATGTATAGTCATTTTTCTTTGAGACAATATCTACATTGTAATCCTCTTGTGCATTTTCAATCTCATGCCCTGCACTAACTAGGTATTCCACTAGTTTATCTTTTGCAGGGGCATCATATGCTTCATACAATGCACGGCTAAATTGCTTACGAGTTCCCATTTAAATACTCCTTCAGTTCTGTGTACCCACCGATATGATCACCGTTGTGAAATATCTGAGGTACTGTTGTTATACTTGATCGTTTCAGTAAATACAATAGCCATTTGCTTGATGGCGATTGAATGTTGTATTCTACAAAGGTTTGATTATGTCCCTGTAGTAAAGCTTTTGCATCATCACAAAAGTTACATTGATCACGGCTAATTATCGTCCACATCTTTTCTCCATAATAGTTCAAACAATAGTTTCTTCTGTTCATACTCTGACATGATAGTCCAATCACGTATCTCGTCAATAGTACGGTAACACCCTGTGCAGTATCCATCGTTACCAATCCGACAGACCTTTACACAGGGTGAAGGTATAGTGCCTAAGCTCCGATGTCCACGATTTCGCATGAGTCACCAGTGCAAGCGAATGTCTGACTTGACTTTGTGCTATCTTCTGTTTCATATGCGGATAGCTTAGTCCAATCAATCTTCTTCGGCATCTCCTTTAGTAATGCCTTATACTCGTCAACACTGCAATCCTGATAAGGTGCTTGCTGATAAGTATGATCTGAGTGTGGCAAGAATGACACACCTGACATTTCATCAAAGTGTTCATACACAAATGCACCTACGGCTAACCATTCACTGTCCCGTACTGTGCAAGTAACCGATGGTTTATGTTCGCACCAGTGTCGTTGATACGCAAGCCATGTCTCTAACTGTTCAATAGCTGACATATCGTTACGTGTAACCGCAGACCGTGGTGACTTCACAGGGAAGCTAAACACTGTAGTGGTATCTGGATTGAATACACATGGTTCAGCAGGAATACCCTGATCTTTCATCATGGTTGTGAGGGGATCGTTGTTATCTCCTCTAACGGTTCTAACGTAATAGTCGTTATGTCGTGCATGGATTCCACTTGCGGAGTCCACCAACTGGGACACAGTGCCTGATGGTTTGTTGCAAGTAATAGCAGTACTAGGATTAATTCCAAGACGATCAGCCCACTCAGCATTAGTATCAGCAGCCACTTTACGAAGGTGAGAAAGTGTTTCATTTAGTCCTTTGTTCTTTAGTGTCATAAGAGGATTGTCCATTACCCCCGTGAGAGACACACCAAGCAATCGTTCTTCCTCAGTATTGTCTCGCCACATCTTTCGCAGATATGGGAACTTAGTGTAGGTGGACTGGATAGTTCCCAGAATTGTTGCCAGACGGACTTTCCGTTCCAGACTTTCAATATCATCTGTGGCACGTACAACAATTTCTGTAAGGTTGCACACTTGCCCAGATCGCAATATGATCTCACTGCAGGGGTTCGTCCCGAACTCATGGTTAGGATCACGTCTGCCATACTTCTTAGCTTGGTTCTGACTTGCTTGACGATTGAATACACCACGTTCTCCTGACTTACTTTCAACCAATGATAACCATTCACGCATGAATGTCTCTGCATCTGGCTTCTCTGTGTACGACACACTGTTGTTTGCTAGTGCACGATAAGCTGCTTCGTTCCACCACTGTCCTGACTTAGCATGACGCATACGATCATCACTTAGGTTAGACAAACTAATCATTGCTGAACGGCGTACACCACCGACTACCACAATCTGTCCGATGAAACACATGATGTCATGGCATTCAATTGATGATAGCTTACGTCCCTGTGCATTCTTAAATGTTTGTACAGTGAAGTTGAATAGATCAACTAGTGGTGCAGGACCACTTGCACGTCCACCGAATGTCTTTAGTCGTGAACCTGCAGGACGTACCTTGCTGACATCCCACTTAGGAATCTCTCCTGCCCACAACAGTGACAACACCTGACGGTAAGCCTTAGCCCAACCCTCTTTACTGTCCTTCACTACCACTGTAGTGTCACTCTCGTACAGTTCAGGTACTTCGGGTAGCTTAGTTACAAACTGACGTTCAACACTAAAGCCTACACCTGTACCACACAGCAACACAAACATTGCTTCGTCAAAAGCAAATGGATGATCAACATGAATGTATGAACAGTTGTACATACAAATGTTATCACGTGCTGCTGCTGCACCTGCAGTCATCATAGCTCTCATGCTTGGCATGATCTCTAGGTTAAGGATTGCATTCTCAATCTCACCGTATACACTCAAATCTGAACCATCATCCAGTAGGGGTGCTACAATGTTCTCCATATAACGAGTCACTGTTTCAGGCCATGACTCACGCCGTTGTTCATTATCCAACCACCGTGCGTAACGAGAGGTGTGAATGAATGACTGATAGTCTGTAGGTAAAAAGTTGTTCATGTTCACTCCGTTATTATTTTAATTGCTTTGATCGACATTCCATCAATGTCATATATAAATTCCTGCAAACTCTGGTCAATCTCTTCATCAACTTCTCCGTCTACAGGAACTGGGTATTCGTCTTCATCTATGTTCAGGGTTAAGAATACTTTAACTATCATCTACTTCCTCAATAAGCTTGGTCAAATACCACTGTGCCTTCTTCAAGTCCTCTACACCATTCTTGTATCGGTATCGCCATAGATACTTCATAATGTTTCCCTGTAGATAGTGCTCGTATCCATCACCAGTGGCGGCACGAATGGCATCAATGCATTCAATACCTGCTTGATTATAGTGTGGTGGGTTGTTTACATTGTCTACCATTCGTATCTCCTTTCTAAAAGTTTACTTTAACTACGTTACCGTCACGTTCTTCTATTAACGGTTTCTCTTCTGCTGTTTCATCAGCATCAATCTGATCAACTAGCTTGAACAGCTTACGCCTTACATCATGATCCTGTTCCATTAAAGGTATAGCAGCAATCAACATGTCAGTCAACACTTTCAGATGTGCAAAGTCATCTGCTTTCATTGTGTTGTCATCTGTTGTCAGCATACCTACTGTAAGGTCACCTGTCCAATCTCCATTGTCATCCACTTCTGGTGAGATACGGATAACGAAATCATTAGGGTTAAAGTTTATTAGTGAATTTAGCATATGTTTAGCTCCTTTTTATTTTGTCATAAGGAAATACTACTAAGTCTGGATGCTTGTCAATACCTTTCTCTTTCAACCATTCTTCTGGAATAACCCTATCTGCGTACAAGAATTTATTTCTTTCACACCATGTGGCGTATGTTGTCTTTGCTCCTTTGCTTAACTTACGTTTACTGTTTTCAAATACAAATCGTATGTCAAGATCAGGATGCTGCTTCTTTACTGCTACGTGTTTGCGTCTATCATCTGATGTGAACCTTCCTTTCACTTCTATTATGATACCGTTTGCAAGTATAAAGTCAGGGGTATAGGTGCGGTACATCAAATCTTCCCATTCAATCTTGATGGCTTCATACTTGAACTTGACTTTCTTGTCCTTCAAGTA